GCTGCCGTAAGAAAATTAGCACCCTCAAGATAGGAAGAAGCAAGTCCGTGGGTGTACCAACTCGTGACAAAAGTTGTGCCAGTAAGCCAACCACCAATGGCAAGATAAGCAGTGGGAAGAAGAAGTATTCCAGACCAACCCACAAAGATAAAGCGATCCCGTTTAAGCCAGTCATCAAGGATATCAAACCAACCCCTCCGTTGTTGTTGTAGTGTAGCAGTCGTCATTGAATTTTACCTTAATTGTTTAGTTCCAGATAGAATTTTGTTTGATCACTGGGTGCATTCTCGTAGAATGAGATGTCACCATACATTTTATGATCTTTGTATCCAACCATGCGACCTTTTGTATTTTGGATAGCACCCATCATAGCAATGATAAGGAAGATCGCGGGAGGACCGATGATTAAAGCACCACCGATCACATAGTAAGTGAGCAATTCGATTAGATCAGTAGACATAAAACTTTACAGTAATGAAGAAAAGAAAAGGGGTCTCGAAAGACCCCCTTATTATACAACAGGTTGAGTTATCAACCGATGCTAGGTGCGGTGAGTGCCACAGGAGTGGACTCAGCAGCAGCGAGATCGAGTGGGAAGTTGTGTGCGTTACGCTCATGCATAACTTCCATACCCAGACCTGCACGGTTGAGCACGTCAGCCCAGGTGTTGACCACCTTACCTTGTGACTCAACGATGGACTGGTTGAAGTTGAAACCGTTGAGGTTGAATGCCATGGTGCTTACGCCCAGTGCAGTAAACCAGATTCCGACAACGGGCCATGCGGCGAGGAAGAAGTGAAGACTTCTGCTGTTGTTGAAGGAAGCGTATTGGAAGATCAAACGACCGAAGTAACCATGGGCTGCGACGATGTTATAAGTCTCTTCCTCTTGTCCAAACTTGTAACCATAGTTTTGTGACTCAGATTCAGTCGTCTCACGGACGAGTGAAGAAGTAACAAGACTACCATGCATTGCCGAGAAGAGTGATCCACCGAAGACACCTGCTACTCCCAACATGTGGAAGGGGTGCATAAGGATGTTGTGCTCTGCTTGGAAGACAAGCATGTAGTTGAATGTGCCAGAGATGCCAAGTGGCATAGCATCAGAGAAAGAACCTTGACCGAAAGGATAGACCAGGAAGACTGCGGATGCTGCTGCAACAGGTGCAGAGTATGCAACACAGATCCAAGGACGCATCCCAAGACGGTAAGACAATTCCCACTCACGTCCCATATAGGCAAAGATGCCGATCAGGAAGTGGAAGATTACCAATTGGAAAGGACCACCGTTATACAACCACTCGTCGAGTGAAGCTGCTTCCCAGATGGGGTAGAAGTGAAGACCAATTGCGTTGGAGGATGGGACAACAGCACCAGAGATGATGTTGTTACCATACATGAGTGAACCTGCTACGGGCTCACGGATGCCGTCGATATCGACGGGAGGTGCCGCTACGAAAGCGATCACGAAGCAGATGGTTGCCGCCAACAGAGTTGGGATCATCAGCACTCCAAACCAACCGACATAGAGACGGTTATTTGTAGAAGTAACCCACTCGCAGAACGAATCCCACGCGGAGGTTGTTTGTTGTTGCCTTGATAAAGTTGACATTGAAATTTAGGGTAGGTATAAGTGCAGGGAAACACTGGTATAGTATGCCTGTTGCACCCTCAGCAGCAGGTATGAAAGACTGTTATTTAATGACGCTGTTTAGTCTTGGTGAGGCGTCAAGTGTGTCGTTGTGTAACGACCGTCCATACTATATATGGTTTTCAACACCTTGTCAAGAATAATCGAAGGTGGACTGTAGGAAAACTGACATAGGTGGACATGTCTCGGCATATTGTAGCACACGTTGGTGCCTAATTGCCCACTCATCGACCTTGCGACGAGCAACAAGCTCTGGATACTGGAAGTATTCATTGAGACGCTTGTTGACAGTAGTATAACCAGATCCTGCAAGGATGTAAAGGACCTGGGTCTCTCCATGAGAGACGGGCTCGTTGCCATTCATAACATACTGAATGACTTCATGGGTGGTGCCCTTGAGATTATACTCTACTTCATCGCTGACATGACTCCAGAAAGGTGTGTCACGACGGCGACTGTAATAGTAGTGTGCCTCTACAAACTCACGCCATCCGTCCATATGCTCAGTGAGGTTATGGTTGAAACGATCACGCTGGAATTGTCCAGGCAGAGGTGCCTCCTGTAGGAGGTCCATGAGAGCAAGGATGCCATGGTGTGTGTTGAAGAGACTTGTAGATTCTAGCGGCTCAATGAATCCAAACGCGAGTCCGATGGACACACAGTTACCTGTCCACGCTCTCTCATGCCTGCCGTTTTCAAACTTGATCAGGCGAGCGTCATCGTATCCGAATTCTTTACGGGCATCCTCTTCGCTCTGAAACTTTGAGGAGAATACATATCCCCTACTGAGGAAGTCATAGGTAGGGATAGTCCACTGCCAACCAGCAGTCATTGCTTTGGCGTTGGTGTAGGGGACCATCTCGGTCTCACGATCAGTGTAGTCAGTCTTAACTACGAGTGCTCTGTCAGTTACAATTGAATCGTAGGGTTTCCACTTGCTAAGCGCCCCTCCGACAACTGCTTGCTGCCCACTACAGTCGATAAAGAGATCACCAAAAATCTTTTCTCCCCCGAGTTTGTATGGTCCACCTGTGACCACGACGTGCTCGATGTTCCTTCCTTTAGTAGCAACAGACTTAACTGTGCTATCAACCACCTTAAGATCTTTGCAGAAGGTGTCTCTGAGAAAGTTGGAGAAGGCTGCTCCGTTAATATGGAATGATCTGTCTTTGGCGAGGTCATATGGATTTAAGATATCTTTATTCAGTGGGAGTCGCCCTGCCTCTGCCACTGCTGTGAATGGCATGAATACGTGAGAGAAGGGTGGCAGATTCTCTGGATGAAATGCCTTAGCGAGCATCCACTCCTGAAATTTTATACGTTGGTTAACTGTTTGTCCATTGGGATAATGAAATACTTCACCCTCGTTAACGAAACCATCAAACCTTGAAGAAGATTTGTATGTTGCTCGTGCTGCAGGGAGGAATACTTCATCAGTGATTCCCATGTATGAGAGATATTGATTGATGTGTGGCGTAGTGCTTTCACCTACACCGATGGCATCACCACCATTGATCATAGTGATGTCCCAGTCAGGGAAAGTTTTACAAAAAGCGGCGGCAGTCATCCAACCAGATGTACCACCACCGACAATCACAATACGCATGTTACTTTTTCTTGAGTGTCTTTTTAATCAGTTTAGCATACAAAACTTCCTCTGGTGTATACCATTCGGGATGTTTCTTTGCTCCTTTAATTAGTTTCTTTACTGCTTTCTTTGTTGAGAGTTGTTTCTTTTCGTCCATTAAGGTCTTGGTATTTAGAAAATTCTTTGAAGAGATTCTCACCAACAAAAGCATACAAGTCACCACCATGTGACGCTAATGCTTCTTCTAATCCTTCCTGAGTTGCAGGGACATTCAGCAACCCATTCGACACATAGTAGTGACAGAACTCATACACTTCTCTATTTATGGGGATTTGCTTATGAATGAAAGCGGTAAGACAGATCTGTCTTTCTACCATCTTACCGTCGTCATAGCGCCAGTCTTCAATCATTGAGCAATCATCCTGAATTCTTTTTTAGTTTGGAATGCCTTCTGCCCTGCTTCACACAGGTGCAGAAGGAATTGAGCCTTGTGTATGGATAGGTTTGAGTAGTTTTTTAACTTAACCCAGTTACCATCCCAGTAAAACTCTAAGCAATACATGACTCATGCATCCAACCTGAGTTTATTTAGATAATCCCAAGCATAGTCTTCGCGGTAACCTTTGATGCCCCATCCCAACCAACGATAGGCAGGTGCCATATAGTAGGAGATACTCTGTCCATTCGATTGGAAGTATGGAAGTTGACGCTGAAATATATTCTCGTTAACCATGTAACGAAGTTGGCAGTCGAATGTGGAGGGATCACACTCAAACTTGGTGGCAAATTTGCCGAGGTTGACGTAGCGGTTTACGCTGGTCCACTGAATGATGCCATAACCACCCCGATGACAATCGTGGTAAGAAACTCTAGCACCTCCCTCGCATATATTGGCAGTGAAATTAGACTCCTGTCTAATGTTGCCAAGAATTGTAGCAATAGCATTTTTGTCTGTGATATTTACTGATGGTGTCTGTAAATACGCTACGACTTTACTCTCTTCAGGGGAGCAATCTTCACACTCCCATTTAGTCTCTAAGATTTTTGTAGGTCTCAGTCCTGCTGCTTCAGATTTCTGAGGGGCAGAAGAAGTACATGCCATAAGCAGTGGCAGCATTGCTGTTACCATTACAAGTGGTCTCATGTCTAGTCTATCCATAATAGAAAAGGGTGCCTGAGGCACCCGAGTATCATAGCGTATTTAGCGTGGTTGTCAAGAGGTTGGAGCATAAGAAGGAATCATCATTCCCCCATCACTTCCGTCATCATCCTCATCAGTGTCTGCTAGTAGTAACAGGACAGCAAGAGGAGTAAGACAGAAGACGATCGTCTGAAATACCTCTAGACTCATTACCAAATACCTGGAATGATCTGCCCTGTGGCAGCATAGGTACCCATTGCTGCAACGATACCGATCATTGCTGCCCAACCATTAAAACGTTCTGCTTCAGGAGTCATATCACCATACTCCGAAGAAGAGTTTGCCAGTGAAGGCATAGGACAGGAAGGCAGAGACGATGCCGAGCATGGCAAGGCGTCCGTTGAGTTTCTCTGCAGACTCGTTATGAGTTTCGTAAACGTCAGATTGCATGGCTTTAGTTACTTGGGGGTCGATGTACATTTTGGGCTCGGTGGCATACATGTTGGTGCGTCCACCGTCTTCGATTGTAACAGTCATTTGTTAAGGTATGTTACTTCTTGTAACTATATATAACTTTACAATATTTGTCAAGCCCCCTTAGGAAAATGAGATGACATCCTGTCCACCGATCACCCCACCCATGTCCACGGGTTGTGCTGCTTGGTTACCGTAGGCACTGAAGGTAATGCCATCACTGCCCTCGCCACCAGTAAGACCAGTGTTAATCTCAATGTTTTGATAA